CTTTAAATAAATCTGACACAGAACCTTACGACCCTTCAGCTGCTAGGGGTTCAGCTGGAATGGCTTTAGCTGGTGCCGGAGCCGTGGCTCTTAGAAACCCTATCGCTAGAGCAATTAAAAAAATAGCTAGTATAAAATTACCCAAGGCTCCCGCTTCACGAACCAATCCTAAAGATGAAGTTGAAGATATCCTAGAGATAGCTCCTACTAAAATGGATAGAGGTAAAGCAATGACTGTTGCTCAAAGCAAACCTCAAGATGAATTAAGACAAGTTGCAATTGCTAGATCAAATGAATTAAAAAAGATAGCTTATCAAGCACCACTCTCTCGTGGAGGTAAGACTACTAGAATTGGTTCATCTCTTTGGGATTACATTGCTCGACACCCGATTGCAGGCGCAAGAAAAGCAGATGAATGGATTAAAGATTTTAAATCAAGTGGTCCTGGATCTTTTAAAACAGGTAACCCTGAGTTTAAAAATATATCACAAGCAGTTAAGAAAGAAGAATTATGGGATTCAAACATCGCACAGTTTGATAAAGATGGAAATTTAATAGGTGGTTTTCTAAAGGTTGCTGCGGAGAAGAAGATACCACTAACTAAAATGGATTTATTATATATCGTAGAGAAAGCGCCTGTGAACAATCTAGTAATGAGAAAGTATAAGTTCGATACTAAAATGGTTGATGAGGCTGAAGAGATTGGTAGAGATATGAACAACGCTTTAGACAACGTGAAAAATAAACTTTTATCACAACCAACTAATATAGGATCACAAACCGAGAGTTTGATTGAAGATATTAATACTCTTAGTGGAAGTATTAGAAAAACAAATGCAAACATGTACAACAAATTTAGAAGTGGGGACAATGAATATTTTCATTTCGATAGCTCTCCATTTGGGAACGCCATTGGTAACTTTGAATCCATTGTAAACAGAGCAAGACAACTAGGTATTGCGATTGATCCAACTGATGTTAGTAGAATAACAGAGATTGCTAAAGCAAAAGACATAGATATTTTTAGAAGAATACAATTACAAAACACACAGAAGATGACTCCTAAGTATGGAAACTATTCTGAATATAGAATTAAAGGTGGAGATGAATACTTTGAAAATTTAGTTTACTACCCTAAACCGCTGCCTATGGGACAAAAGGTTGGTTCAGAATATAATAAACATTACTCAGGGGTTCCTAATCAAGTTTACCATGTAAGAGGAAGTGTTAGACCTACGATTAATAATCAAAAAGTTATGATGATCGATGAGATACAAGCTGACTATGCTCAAGCGTTAAGAACCAGTAACCCTACAAGAGATAGAGTTGTAAACGCATTTGGATCTGAAGTAGAATTTTTTTCATCAAATAGAAAACTAGAAAAGATTGTAGATGAGATGAAAGATATAAGTAAAAAAGGAATTAAGGCTTCACCCGCAGATCAAAAAAGATTTTATGATCTGAATAGTGAGTTTAAAGAACTTAGAAGTAATTCGTTGAACTTATCTAATATTACAAACAACCAAGCTCAAGATGGCATTCCATTCCTACCTCTTTACGGAAAACAAAACTGGGGTAGCCATGCCTTAAAAAACACAATTAAGGATGCAGCGGATAGAGGGGATGTTCAATGGGTTGGTATTAGTCCTGTAGAGCATTTGCACCATGCTAAGAGAGAAAGATATTTAGGGGACATAGAGTTCTATGGAAACAGATTTGGTAAAGCAGGATTTGATAATTATAAAGTTTTTTCAAAAGCACAGGATAAAACTGTTTTAACAGATCCAAAAAAGAAAGCAACCTTACCTGCGGAGATGGAGAAGTTAGCTAAACAATATAACTCTGAAGTTAAAACAATACCCATGGCTAAATCAGATCCTAGTAAACCTTTCAAGGTAGTTAAAGAGTTAAATAATACTTCACCAAAATATAAGGTTAATAAAGATCAAGCAGGAACAGAACATATTGCAGCATTTAAAACTGAAGCGGATGCGCTGTACTATTCAGGAAGACACGGTGGTTCTGTAGAACAAATTATGGACGGTGATCCTAGATTATATATGGATGTATTCGCTATCAAAATATCTCCAGATATGGTCACAAAACCCTTCAAAGCCTATCAGTCGGGTGGTCTAGTCGTAAATATATTTGCGTGATATTATAAATCTGTTATAACAAATAGGAGATAATTATCATGGCAAGCAAAAACTTAAAAAAAGCTATCATGGCTGGTATTGTTGGTGCCGTAGGAGCGAAAGCTCTTGGTCAAGCAAAAGAGATGAAAACATACCTTGCTGAAGAAGGTGGCGACAAAACAAAAAGAAACTACATAACAAAAAAAGCAAAATCTAAAGACTTTATGGGTAAAGTCAAAGACGCTGTAGGTGTGTATAAGAAAAAAGGCTTAAAAACAGGTCGTGGACCTAATATTAAACCAACAGATTCTTTAGCAGGAATTGTTAAAGGAAATCCATTTGGTTTAGGTGACATGGACGGAGCTAAAGCTGGTAAAATGATTAAAGCTAGAGGCGGAAAGATGGTTAATTTAAAACCAACTAAACTTTACTAATGGCTGAAATAGAGAAACAAAATGAACTTCCTGAAGAAGTTGAAACAGAAGAAGTAGACGTAGAAGTTGAGGGTGAAGAAGAACTTCCTGAAGAGGAACAACCCGAAGAAGATTTTTACAGAAACTTAGCTGAAGATATGGATGACCGAGTTCTTGGTCGAATGTCTGCTGAACTTATTCAGGATTATAAAAGAGATAAAGTTTCAAGATCGGATTGGGAACAGGCTTACACACAAGGTTTAGATTTACTTGGATTCAAGTATGTAAATAATACTAGACCGTTTCAAGGTGCAAGTGGTGTTACCCATCCGCTCTTATCAGAAGCTGTAACTCAATTCCAAGCACAAGCTTATAAAGAATTATTACCAAGTGATGGCCCTGTAAGAACAACAGTGGTTGGTTCACAAACAAAAGAAGTTGAAGATCAAGCAACTAGAGTTAAAGATTTCATGAACTATATGTTGATGGAAGAAATGGAAGAGTACACACCAGACACAGATCAACTATTATTTTATTTACCGCTTGCAGGATCTGCATTTAAGAAAATTTACTACGATGAAATTAAACAAAGAGCAGTTGCTAAATTTGTACCTGCTGAAGATTTAGTTGTTCCATATTATGCAACCGATTTAAAAGATTGTGAAAGAATTACACATCTTGTTAAGATGTCAGAAAACGATGTTCTTAAACAACAGAAAGCTGGATTCTACAGAGATGTTGAGCTTATCCCAAAACAAGCAGAGAAAAGTCCGATACAGGATAAACTAAACGAGCTTGAAGGAGTTAAACCTGCTGGAGAAAAAGAATATCAATACAATGTTTTAGAAATGCATATTGATTTAAACTTAAATGAGTTTGAAGTAGAGAATGCAGAGAAAGAAGTTAAACTACCTTATGTCGTTTCAATTGATGAAGGTTCGGGAGAGATTTTATCTATCTATAGAAACTATAATCAAGATGATGACACTTACACAAGAAAAGAATACTTTGTACATTACAAGTTTTTACCTGGTCTAGGGTTCTATGGCTTTGGTTTAATTCACATGATTGGTGGATTATCTAGATCTGCTACTCAAGCATTAAGACAATTACTTGATGCAGGTACTTTAGCGAACTTACCTGCTGGATTTAAGTCCAGAGGAATAAGAATTCGTGACGATGATCAACCTTTTCAACCTGGAGAGTTCAGAGATGTTGATGCACCTGGTGGAAATATCAAAGATCAGTTTCAAATTCTACCTTTCAAAGAGCCAAGTGGTACATTATTTCAACTTTTAGGCTTTGTAGTACAAGCAGGACAGCGTTTTGCATCAATTGCAGACATGCAAATGGGTGAAGATGCACAAAATAGAGCTGTTGGAACGACAATTGCGTTGTTAGAACGTGGTTCGAGGGTCATGAGTGCCATTCACAAGCGTTGTTATTACGCTATGAGACAAGAATTTAGACTTTTAGCAAATGTTTTTGCAGATTACTTACCTCCTGTGTACCCTTATGCGGTTACAAACGCAGATAGGTTTGTAAAATTAAAAGATTTTGATGAAAGAGTTGATGTAATTCCTGTTGCAGACCCAAATATCATGAGTATGGCACAAAGAGTAACTCTTGCTAACGAAAATTTAAAAATTGCAGCTTCAAATCCACAAATGCACAACTTAAGAGAAGCTTATAGAAGAGTTTATGAAGCTTTGGGTACAAAAAACATCGATGCTTTATTAAAACCAGAGATGCAACCAAGACCAGAGGATCCAGCAACCGAAAATGCTAAAGCATTACAGATGCAAATGTTAAAAGCGTTTCCTCAACAAGATCATGAGTCACATATTGCAGCTCATAGAGCGTTTATGGCTTCAAGAATGGTTCAAATTAACCCAATGGTTTATGCTTTGTTACAAGGTCACATATCTGATCACATTGCGCTACAAGCTCATGGGGAGGTTGGTAATTTAGTACAACAATCTCCAGAAATGCAACAACAGGCACAGGCAGATCCACAAGGATTTCAAGTTTTATTTGATTCTATGGTCGCAAAAAGAATCGCAGAGATTACAACTCAATTAGCTCAAGAAGAAGCGGGTGGTCAAAAACAAGATCCATTAGTTGCATTAAAACAAAGAGAATTAGATTTAAGAGCTATGGATATGCAAAGAAAAGCTCAAGAGAATATGGTAGACCAAGAAAGAAAAGCAACGGAGTTTGAAGATCGTCTAGATCTTGATAAAATGAAGTTAGAATCTGCAGAAGATCAAGCCGAAGAAAGAATTAGAATTGCAGAAGAGAAGATTGATTTAAATAGGGAGAAGCAGGATGAAAGTAAAAAACAGAAAAGTTAGAAAATTTAGAGGTGGTGGCATGGATGCCAGAGATTATGGTAAGCCAAGCACAACCAAAGCTGATTTTAGTGCTGTAGCTCCAGGATCTACTTACGCAAAAAATGTAGCTGCTCAAGAAGGAAATAAAAATTCTAAAACTGTTGCTACAGGGAATGTAACAGCGACTGGTACCGGAGGCAATAAAACTACACCTATGAACTTTGTTAAAAACTTGGGTTACCAAGTTAAGCAACAAGTTACCAAAACTTTAGGTTTAGATAAAGATAAAACTAAAAACTTAAATGATCTACAAGTTACCACTAGAGAAGTAGGTCTTATGAATAAAAATTTAACCGGGCCTGCAAGAGATCTTCAGACACAAAAAGATATGACTGCAGCTTTTAGAAATCAAGGAGCTTATGATACTAGAAGACGAGTTAGGGGTATGTTTCCTGGAGCTACAAAAATAGCTGCAACAGCTATATCCCCTCTTTTAGAAAAAGGAACAATAAGAAACAGAAAATTTTTTGACACTGGGGTTTTGGGTAATACTAAAAAAGGAAGTTTGTATTCAGATAAAACTATGCCTACTTCTTTGTATGATCAGAATGAAATGTATAAAAAATATGCAAAAGATAGAATGGATAGAAAAATTGATGCCTACGGCCGACCAATAAGACAAGGTATGGGAGAAGGACAACAAAATCTTTGCCCTGACGGGACTACACCTCCTTGTAAAACACCAATTACTCAAATTAAAAAACCTGTGACAACTCCAAACACTTATCTAAGTGGTTTTAAATCTTACGACGATGGTGGAGAAGTTGTAATTTCAGGAAACGTAGATAAGGACTTATTATGATAAAAAATAAAAGATTAACAAAAACTACACCACCTAAAAGCGGTCCTAATTCTCAAGTTCCACCAATAAAACTAAATAAAGGTGGAGATGCGTGTTGTAGCGAGTGTGTCGACACAAGAGGAACAAAAAGTATTCAAGTTAAAGGATTTAATTTCGCAGGTATTAGATAATGTGGAAATGGATTAAAAAATTATTTACACCGACCCCTCAAGTTTATGAACCTAAAGTAATTGAAAAAGAATTTTGTTGGAAACATGAAAAATTTAAAAAAGGTTGTCCAATTTGTAGGAATTTAAATGGTAGCTCTTAAAGTAGCTAAATACATAGGTAGCGCTATTGCAAGAAGGGTTTTAAAAAATAATCCCCAGTTACACAAAAAGTTTGATGATATTATGAAAAATGAGGTCGACACATCTATGTCAACTGAATCACAAATTTCACAAGGTTTATCTATTCTAAGAAGTAAAACAGTAAAAAAAAAATCAACAGGTGGTATCATATTTAAAGGTAGCGATTATTATAAAGATCTGCTATAAGCTCACATGTTTGAACAACTCTCTAAAAAAGAGCAGTTAATATATTTATCAGGATTATTTGAAGGGGAAGGTTGGTTTGGAGTGAACCAAAGAAAAAAAGAATGGACTCCTACTGCGGTTTTAGAGGTTCAAATGACCGATGAAGATATTGTTAAAAGATTTCAATATTATTTTAAAACAAACGGAAATATCCACAAAAGAAAAAAGAAACAAAAAGAACACCATAAACAAGTATGGAGATTTTGGCTGAAAGGTTATCGTGCTTTACACTTTATGGAAGAGATGTTACCCTTTTTAGGTATAAGGAGAACAGAACAATATTATGCCGTGGTTAAAACTATTGGGAATGGGCCTAAAAACTGGAGCCCACCTTTATCAGAACAGACAAAAAACTAAACAAGCGATGTCAGATGCACAATTAATGCATGCTGAAAAGATGGCGCGAGGTGAGGAAGCTTACCAAGGTAAATTACTTGAATCAAGAAATTCGGACTGGAAAGACGAGGCGGTCCTCATAATATTAAGTTTGCCCGTAGCAATTTTAAGTTGGGCAGTCATATCAGATGATCCAACAGCAATGGACAAGGTTAAATTGTTCTTCGAGATGTTCTCGCAGCTTCCGAGCTGGTTCACAAATCTCTGGATACTTGTCGTGGCAAGTATTTATGGAATAAAAGGATCACAAATCTTTACAAACAGAAAAAAATAGATATAACTAGTCTATGATTAGAGGAGACAGTTCGGAATATGAACTACTTAAAAAATGGAGTAAAGGATTTGATTGCCAAGGTTATAAATCATGTGAGATCGGAGTTCGTGAGGGACTTGGGTCTAAGATTATTATGGATAACATCATCAATAATTTTATTCATGTGGGTGTTGATCCTTACGGTAATTTAAATTACCAACATTACGATAATACAGGCTCATACACTTGTGATTACACAGATGAGATGAGAGATACAATGTTAGAAGATTTCAAACCATACAGAAATGCAGGTAAATTTTCTTTAAGTATAGAAACTGACGTTGAGTTTATGAATACATCAAAACACAAAGATTCAAAATTTTCTTTTGTACATTTAGACGGACCACATATGACAAAAGATGTCATTACTGAATCTGTCTGGTTTGCAAATAGATCTGCACCTATAACAAGAATTATTTATGATGATTATCCTAAATATGACATGCCTTTAATTCAAAAAATTATGGAAAAATATGGTTTTAAAGTATTAGAAAAAGGCAAGAACAAAGTTTGTCTAGAGAAAAATGAATCTTGATTTAGATACATTAGCTGCAATAAAACATTATATCAACAAACAGATAAAACAGATCAAAGACGATATAGTGTACGGTATAGACACAATCGACAACCTCAAGTATTCTAAAGGGAAACTCAGCGCTTTAGAAACGCTGCTACAGGATCTTAAAGACCTGCAGAGAAACGAGGAGAATGTCGATGACGATAATAACACCTGATTCCACTATTGTTGGAGTCAAGAAAAATGGTGAGGTACCACCAGAATCAAAAGAAAATGCCATACCCACTGATCCAGAGGGTATTAAAAAATATCTAAGCATTATACCTAAACCAGTTGGATACAGACTTTTAGTTAGACCTTACGCAGGTCCGAAAAAAACTAAAGGTGGAATTATTCTTACTGATACAGTGAATGACACTATTCAAATGACAACCGTAGTTGGTCTTGTTGTTGAGATGGGTGATCTTTGTTATCAGGATAATGAAAAATTTCCAAAGGGTCCTTGGTGTAAGAAGGGTCAATTCGTAATCTACGGTAGATATGCCGGTTCTAGATTCAAAACAAAATATGGTGAACACCGTATTTTGAACGATGATGAAATCATCGCAACAATAGCAAAACCAGAAGATATTCTGCATTTATACTAAGGAGGACACATCATGGCTGATGCACAAGAATATGCTAAGACACAACCTGAGGTTGAACTCGATACTGACGATGTCAAAGAGACTGACGTTAAAATTGAGGACACTAAAGAAGAATCAAAAGAACCAAACTTAAATGCTGGTGAAGTTGATTTAGGTTATACTGAGCATGACAACGACCAACCTAAAGAGGAGGTTGCTGTCGAAGAGGTTCAAGAAGAACCAAAACAAGAAACACAAAAAGAATCAGAACCTGAAGATTTAACTGAGGTTTCTGAATCTGTTAAAAAAAGAATAGATAAACTTACTAGAAAATTTAGAGAAGCTGAAAGAAGAGAACAAGCTGCTTTAGATTTTGCTAAAGGTTTACAGAAAAAGTACGACGATACTCAAACTAAATATGATTCTACAGATGAAAAATATCTGAAAGAGTTTGATGCGAGAGTTGATTCTCAAAGAGAACAAGTTAAGAAGAAGTTAAAGGACGCTATAGAGTCTAATGATGCGGAAGCAATCATGCAGGCTAATGACGAGTTAACTCAATTAACTGTTGAGAAAGAAAAAGCTAGAATCAAGATGGCTGATAGAGAAGCTAGATTGAAACAGCTTGAAGAGCAAAAAAACGCACCGAAAGAGGAGCCAACCCAACAACAAATTGAACAATCTGAGCCTAGTATTAGAGCGAAGGATTGGGCATCTAAAAATGCTTGGTTTGGCAACGATAAAATCATGACAAATGCAGCAATGACTGTGCACGAAGATCTAGTGGGCATGGGTGTTGATGTAGAAAGTGATGAGTACTATAATGAGATAGACAAACGTATGAAGGATAATTTCCCTCATCGTTTTGCTACTCAAGAGCAACGAAGACCCGTCCAAAAGGTTGCTTCTGCTGGTAGAACTCAGCAGGGACGTAGATCTGTGAGACTCACCAAATCACAGGTGGCGATTGCCAAAAAATTAGGGGTGCCACTAGAAGAATACGCTAAATTCGTGAAGGAGGTATAGAATGAGCGACAATGTAAAAAGAACTTCACGCGCGTCTGAAGAAAAAAAAGAAACAAGGTTAAAACCTTGGACGCCACCATCATCTCTGGATGCACCACCTGCGCCAGACGGTTATGTTCATAGATGGATCAGAACCGAAAGTATGGGTTTCCAAGATACGGCTAACGTATCTAAGAAAATGAGAGAAGGTTGGGAATTTGTGAGAGCCGAAGAGATTAAAAATCAATTAGGTGATCATGCTTATCCAGTCATTGCTCAGGGAACTTACGCAGGACTCATCGGGGTTGCTGGCCTTGTGTTGGGAAGGATACCTGAAGAGATCGCAAAAAGCCGTGCTGAGTATTTCAAAAGAATTACTCAAGATAGAGTTACCGCGGTGGACAACGATGTCATGAAGGAACAACGACCTGAGATGCCTATTAATATTAGTAGACAATCTCGCGTAACTTTTGGTGGAGGAAACAAATAATTTTTTGGTAATCACCACTACAAGTAAATGTTAAACAATAAAGGAGAAAACAACTATGGCTAATGTAGCTGAAAAATATGGTCTAAGACCAGTAAGAAAGTTAGATGGCTCTCCATTTATTAACGCGCAAAACAGATACAGAATTGCAGCGAACTACGGAACACCAATTTATCAAGGTGACATGGTAAAACCTGTTGCTGGTGGTGGAATCGAAAGAGCTGTTGCAAATACTTCTGATCTTGTTGTGGGTGTTTTTAACGGAGTGTTCTACACTGACCCTACTACTCAGAAGCCTACTTGGAAAAACTATTATCCAGGAACTGTTAATGCTAGTGACATCGTCGCTACTGTTATCGATGACCCGCATGTAGTTTATTCAGTAGATTCTGATGGAGCATTCGCGGCAGCGGATATCTTCAAAAACTTTGCAATAACAAACGCAACAGGTAACACTTTAACTGGTATTTCTGAAGTTCAAATGGACTACAGTGTATCTGGTATTACTACAAGTGGAACTGTTCTTCAAGCAATTGACGTTTCGCAAGACACGCAAAACGACACTGCTGGAAGCGTGAACGTGGATGTATTGGTTAGAATTAATAACCATTTCTACGATCAAGGCACAGGCTTATAATAATAGGAGATTATAAATTATGGCTATATCAAGATCACAACTAGTTAAAGAACTAGAGCCAGGTTTGAATGCACTATTTGGCCTGGAATACAACAGATACGACAATGAACATGCAGAGATCTTTGCTTCAGAATCTTCAGACAGAGCGTTTGAAGAAGAAGTAATGTTATCTGGCTTCGGCACTGCTGCTACTAAAGCAGAAGGTGCTATGGTCACTATGGACCAAGCTACTGAA